ACTGTCACTACGTATATTAACGCTAAAACAATCATAGCGGCAACTGAATAAACGACAGCTAGAACAGGTGATCCTGCTATCACTACCGACGTCAATACGCTCGATACCGCAGACACGATCCAGCCGCCCATATTTAAACGCTCCCGATCGCACGAAACACCGTCGCGATCAACTGCACGATTGCAGCGCCTAGCGCTGTCTGTGCGAGAAACTGTAAAACGCCTAGCCGCGCCTCCAGCACGGCCAGGCGTTTCTCTAAATCGCTGAAACGACTGTAAAGCTCCCTGTCGTCCATTCACGGCAATTTTATTAGCCGATGACGAGCTTCACGCCAGCTTCACGATTGACCGTATTACCACCGGTCCGCTTAGCGAAGTAGAACTGCACGAAGCCTTTGTGGCTGTACGGATCACGCAGGACGCGAATGTCGTGGCGGTCAACGATCATATACGCTTCGGCGAGATTGGCAAGCACAATCGGGGCGCTGCCAGTAGCTACAGCCGGCATGTGGTCAGCCAACACGACCTCATACCCGAGTAGCGTGCTGGGCATGCCAGCCTGAACAGGCGGTTGCCACAAATATTGACCGCTTGTGTCTTTGAATTTGCGAATAGTCGTCATAGCCGCCCGGTTCATCAGCCATACAGCGCCTGGGCGGTATTCCGCAAGTAGCGCCTGTTCAACGCTGAGCAAATCGTCAATATCGAACGCGCCAATTGCGCCGCTGGTGACACTACCGGCGAGGCCCTGCGTTGCGTCAAGCAGACCGACAGGTTTATTGATGCCATCACCGGAAATGAACGCTTGCCCTTCGATTTGAGCAAACGTCCGAGCAACGCGACGAGCTAAGAAAGCTTCGACATCGAACGCAGCATCATCGAGCGACCTGACACTAGCCTCTGGCAGCGCATACAGTTCTTCAGCCGTGATCACTACCTGTTCAAACGTGTCAGTGTTAGTGACAGCACGAACACCAGATTCGCCAACCCAACCGCCGGCAACACCACCAACCGCGCGAGGTACTTCGAGTTTTTCCGTTCCGATCGTTTCGACCGTCGCATAACGACGCAGCGGAGAAACGGTCAGTACGTACTCGATGATGCGGTTGTACATCTCTGGCTGTACTAGAAAACCGCCAGCCGCACCAGTGCCGATCGTAATAGCCTTATACTCGTCTGGAGTCAAAGCTTTCTCACCTTTTCTGATGAAAGCGTTGAAACCTTTTTTGTACTCAGCCAGCTGATCGACGGAAATTTCTCCCGCGTGGTTGCCGCCAGTTTTAGTCATGAGGGAGAACAATTCAACTTGTTTCTCCTCCTCAGAATCAGCGCCGTTGCTAGCAGTCTGCGGACGACGCATCGCAGCAACCATGCGATCGTACTTCTCTTGCAGACTGTCGATCGTGCCCTCAATTTTTTTCAGCTTCTCTTCGAGCAGAGGATCAGGCTTGAGCCCCTTTTCCACTTTTTCAAAGCGTTCGTTCTGAGCCTGCTTGAACTCTTCGAACGCTTTGTTCAGTTCAGTAACGACAGCGTTAATATCGGTCATTTCGCACCTCTCAGTTTATTGATCAAAGTTTCAAGTTCAAAAAGCGATTTAAAGTCGTTTCCGTACACTACCGACGCTTCTTCGAACGTCGGAAAACTCCCCTGTTTTCTGTCCCATGGCGCTATAAGAGATGGGTCGTCAAACACCTCGGCCATCTTTCGATACCAACGCGAGATGATCCGTTTGATTCGTTCTTTGTCGTCGCTAGGAATATCAATCCCACCGCGGGCCCCCTCTAGAACTGCCGCTGCTGCGAAAATCGCACGCGGAATAGCGTAAATGCGTCCGTCGATCACATCGCAATACGGCAGTTTGTACGACGTGAAATTGTCAGGTGCATCCGCATCGAACCAGAAAAAACATTTACGATAGTCCATTGACGGCGAATCCGTCGAATTCGTCGCTTCCCGAATACGACGAATAGCAGCGGCGGAATCCCAACTACGCTCACGCTCGGCCAGCGGCCAGTTCTGCATCGACGGCACCGCTTTAACGCTAGTCAGCGTTGCGTTCTCGTTAGCAGGAAATGTCACGATCGACGTTTCGTAAACCGTCAGTTTTTCAATGATGCGCGTGCCATCATCGTCGAACTTAAACTTTTCAGGCACGAAGCCGATGCTGAGAGAATCAAGAAGGCCCGCCTTCAGCATCGCATAAGCTTCTCGCGCCCGCTGCACCGTATCGACTAACAACCGCGCGCGGATTTTAACGCCGCGATCGTCAGGCTCGACTGATTCGATAACGCCAATCGGCTCGTCCCAATTGTGTTGCCAAAGAATTTTCGCCTTCGGATAAAACTGCGCCGCACCGGGGTTGATGCGATCACCAACGCTATCGACGTCGTAAGTCAAAGCATAACCTTCGAAAACTCCGGCGTTGCCGTCGCCGTCCAGCGCTTTAATCTCGCTGTTGACGTCTAACGTTTTCAAGCCAATCCCGTTAAACCGTTTCACGTCCATAAATGAACCTCCAAACATTGGTTAGATTATACACTATTCCAAAATCGAAACTTCCGGTATCGTGCGCCATAACCCGTTTGAAACCCCTAAAGCTCCGGCAGAAACAATGTGTGGTCTGCCGTCTATTCCGCGCATTAGCACGACGACCGCAGGTATTACGATGTCGCCTGGTGATATCGCTAACGCTGTTTCCGGCAAATACACGTCGCCGCTGACGACAGGCAGCCCAGCCAAAGCCAATGTGTCAACATTTCTGAATCCAGCGATGGTATCGACAGGCTTTACATATGCGACGATGCTAGCTTGTATCGCCGCTACCCGCCAATTACCGTTTTCCAAAACGTCAGCATATTGCTCAGCAATCGGCAGCACTACATTCGTAGTTTTTTCGAGCGGTTCAGAAATAGATCGCAACCAATCGCTCACTCTATCACTCCGCGAGGCCATGACGTTTCAACCACTCTCTTGATTCTAGCGTTAGTGAATCCAACGGAAATTTACCAAACGCAGCCAACAGCAATGCATCCTCTAGCGGCTCTTCCGGCGGTGGATCGCGCTCAGCCGCTGCAGAAAACGTTTCGATAACCGATAAATGCTCAACGTCAAAATCGATCACAGCATCCTCCTAAACCGCCGCATCAACGCTTTAACAAGCTTAGACATTTCGGAATTACTAGGCTCTTTGTATCCGTACTCACGCCTAAAAACATTAACGGCTTCATCCAGTTCTGTGGACCCCGTTTTGAAATCGCCAGGCGAAAAAACCAACGCAAAAAATTCAGCTAACATTTCAGCGTGTTTTGTTGACCCATATGCTGACAAGCGTTTAACCTCTGACAACGTTTTCCTGACGTTTATGCGATTTTCAAACGCTACCCTGTCGAATTCACCGACAAAACCCAAAATATGCCCGACCTCGTGGTGTAATGCAGAAACAGCTAGAAACCGCCTTCTCCAAGCGCGCGTCAACAATTCAAACAATAAATCTTCGCCGCCGTAGGAAAGTTCTTTAGCGAGTTCTGTATCAGAAGATAATATTCTAAGAAGCGTCAAATCAGAAACATGTGAAGCTCCGATGTTTTTTAAGCCATGTTCTTTATACGAATTTATGGCTTTGTCTAAATCTACTCGCTTTTTTATAAACCCGTTCGATTCAAAAATTTTTACTCGATGCATTGTGTTAGTGACCGGCCTATCGAACACGTGCACAATAACGCTAGGCGAATTCGTGCCGAACGCATCGGAGACAGTGAACCCATAAACAGATTCAACACTCTCGGTGTTATACGGGTCGATTTTGAACCTGCCGTTCAGCGCCTCTCGCAATTTCGGAAATCGCATATACAAATCACGAAAACCCCACAACGTCTCACGTAACGGTTCTACAGGGTTGTCTGTCCGAACGATGGTTTTATACCGTTTATACGTATCCGACGCTGCGACGTCTATCCCTAGCTCGTTTTTGCTGTAATCGATCAAATCGTCCAGGTTTACAGCCGAAGGCACAATTTTAGGAGTTGCTACAGGCGTAGCGTCGTTCCGTATCGCATAAATATCTGCGGGTTTTAACTCCACTTGCTGTTTGTCGTCCACCTGCTCAGCTTCACCGCCGTGGAACGTGATCGTGCAGCGGCAGTTGATGACGTTGCCTGCCGAACCGGCTGGATCGTGCGGGAATCGTAGGCGCTCACCGCCAACTAGAAACGGTTGGTCGATCGGTTTTCGCTGGCCGTTCGCCAATGCATGAGATTGCCGGGTTCTACCATCGATCGTCGCAACCCACCGCTTTTCCGTGAAACCTAAATCTCGCGCCTCGGCATCAAGCGACAGTGCCATGCCGGTATGAATTTCCGTTCTAGCGATGCGCTCGGCTCTATAATCCGGGAACGTTTCTGTCGATAGCTCTCGAATCCGCCGCATCGCCCCCTGCCAGCCCTCGCCAGCGGCGATAGCCTCCGCCAACCGCCGTCTAACTTCGTCCCTGGTTGTCTCGTCAATTGCGACGATTTTCGTACCTGCCTGTTCACGTAGCCATGCGAGAAGCTGCGGATCCTCGAACAGAATGGATTTCGTGATTCGTTTACGCAGCTTTTCGGCGTCGTCGGCAACCGCTTTCGATGGCCGTTTCCATGTAAGCAGCAGCAGATCGACACCTTTTTTAACAAGTGATTCGTCTAGCGGCGGAATTTGGCCGTTAGACTCTACTGCTTCACGCGCCTGTCTCGCGTACCATGCAATACAGCGACGCAACCAAGCGCGCCATCGCGTATGAAGCGACGGCAACAACTTATCGGCTAGCGCCTGCTGTTTTAGCGGATCGTTGAATAAGCTCATTAATCCTCACGCGGTACTTCGCCAACCGGCACGAGATTAGGCGGCTGTGCGACAAAATCGCCGCCGTCAAACGGTTGAAATCCAGCCAGTTCTCGTTTTTCGTTCAGACTCAGAAACGAAATCGCGTCAAGCTTTTCCCACGTCTGTCGCTGTCGTTCCGCCAATACCGGCACCTGCTGCCATAGTGGCACGATTTCGATTCGGTTGGCCGTCAATTGGCTGAGCCATACAGACAACGCCGAGAAAATACGCTCGGTCAGTGGGATCACGGTATTGTCGTAGAAAAACTGCCGCGCCTCCGTGACGTTGCTGAAAGTCGCGCCGTCTTTCAATCCGAGCAAATAGGCCGGCACTCCGAACGCCAAACAGATATATCGCGCCAACCGTTCTATCTGTTCATCGACAAGCAGATTTTGCAAGCTGCTGTCTGTCAACTGCTGATACTCGACACCTTTGCCGAAAACCGCAATTTTAAGCTGTTTGTCAGCCGCATACGCTCTGGCGAAGGCGTCCCGATACCTGTCTGCATCTCCTTCGCTTAAAATCGAATCTACTTTGAGAACGCCGCGCAATACGACACCGCTATTGAGAATGCCGTAGTTCCATTTGACCGCCTCGTTCATCTGGTCGATCAACAACCCGGCAACGCGAATCGGCGACAAACCAAATTGCCAATTAGCCGGATTTGGCAGTTTGATATGCAACAAATCCGATTCGCCGTTATCAGAAATCGGAAAATGAACACGACTAGCACCAAATTGCAATTCTATCGCCGAGAACCCGCCCATTTGATTCGGTATGTATCTAGCCGAATCTGGGTCGAGAACGTTTAGTTCCAACAGTTTGCCGGAATCGTTCAAAATTCGCTGAACGTATGCATCGCCAGTCGTGAGCAGTTGAATAACTAGCTGCTCGATAAATTGCGGCAAATCGGTGTTTTGCGCTGGCGTCCGCAAAACTTTAGAAATTGGGTGGGACTCACTAACAATTTGCCCGCCCCTACCACGCAATTCATGCGGCACGGCGCTAATCGCGTTGGCGATTCGGATGATACACCAATAAAC